CAGTCGAAGATATGGCTAACGGTGTTTATAATTGCGCGACAGACCAGTTTACTGTGGCCTTAACTGTAGCTGCGCCAGTGGCAACGAATACAGTTTTAGCTAACCTTACCGAAATATCATATACAAACTTAAGTTCAAGAGATTTAACCACATCATCATCAGGCCAAACAAGCGGAACGTTTACGCAACTATTCGCTGATTTAGTTTTAACTGCTTCGGGCGGGCCAGTAGCCGCGTTTCAATACATTACTATATACAATAATACTCCGACCTCACCATTAGATCCTTTATTGTGTTTTTATGATTTTGGTAGTTCTCTAGCATTAGCTGACGGTGAAACTTTAACTATTGATTTCACCACAAGTACATTCACACTGGCATAAATAATTTTAAGTCGAACAACCTATAAGGACTCGATACTATGAACACACAAAAAAGGTTAGCGCCTTTTTTATTTATCCTTTGTTATAAAATAAGGGCTAAATAAGGGTTATGGCTAAATCAAACACAACACTAAAAAAGGGTGACAACTTACCACCAAGAGGAAAGGGTAAGAAGTCACTAATGCTTGACGCCATTAAATCAGTGTGTGGGAGTGAAGAAGAATTCCTGAAGCAAGTTGTTACTATTGGCATGGGAGGGCAGACATTAATAAGCGCCCCCGATGCAGATGAAGAAGAGTATGAATACAAGCAGCCTAACATCATGCTGCTTAATATAGTTCTAAATAGAATTGAGCCACCACTTAAGGCGATAGCCCCTATGGTCGAGTTTGAGTTTAATCAAGAATCAAAGCCTCATGAGCAAGCAAGCCAGATACTTAATGCAGTATCTAATAGTCAAATAGCTCCTGATATAGGCCAAATGTTTATTAGTAGTATAAAATCTATGATCGACATAGAAGAATACACAGATCTAAAAGACAGAATTGAAAAACTAGAGGCTGCTTTGAATGGGGAGCCTTAGAAATAGGCTAAACACATTGGAACCAATGATACTTGCCCAGGCTGGAATGTTAGAGCATTCAGTTTATGGTATTGTTGACCGAGTAGATAAAATAAACGGTAAGCTTGTCCCTCATATCCTTAGAAGATGGAAGGGTACAATTGGTAATATGGAGCCAAGCGAAGAAGAGCCAACCATTCTATTGATTGCAAAGTTAGAGCCTCTAATATTAAAGCACAAGAAGCACAAAGGCGCATGGGGCGGGAGAGGTGGCACTAAATCAAGAATGGCACAGGATTGTGTTGTTGGCGATGTTAATTCATGTGGCTCAAGAGTGTTTGTGATGCGTGAAAGAATGAAAGCTTTAGAGCAATCAATTTACGCGGGTATAGAGAAAAGCATAAAAGATTTAAATATTAGCGGGTTTAATTCGTTACCTAGTAAGTGGAAGATAAAGCACAAAACAGGTGGTTTACTTCAGTTCGGTGGGTTACAAAACGTTATTGATATGAAGGGTGCTAGCAACTTTAAAATATTCTTAATGGAAGAGGCGGCAAAGACAAAGCAAAATACTATTGATGTATTAGGGCCAACATTGCGAGATACTCCAGGCGCTGAACTTTGGTGGCTATGGAATCCAGAAAGCTCACAAGACCCAATGAGTCAAGAGTATATAACTCCGTATCAAGCGCATTATGATAAACAAGGTTACTATGAAGATGATCACCATTTATTTATCAGGGTTGGCTATGAAGACAATCCTTGGTTCAAGTGGGATGAATCGCTACAGCAAGAGCTAGAAAAAGACACACAAAAGCGTGATGATGGTAGAATGAGCCGGTCGCGCTTCAATCACATATGGGGCGGTATGTTTAACGATGATGTTGAAAACTCAGTAATACTTGCAGATTGGTTTGATGCTTGCGTTGATGCTCATCTTAAATTAAATATTGATGTATGTGGCGGAAGGGTTACAGGCTTTGACCCTTCAGATGTTGGTAGCGACCCCGCAGGATACGTTGACAGAACTGGCGTGATAGTTACTTGCGTTGATGAAATTGAAGCAGAGAACGGAAACAGGAAGTTTGATATTGCAGCATTAAAGGCTAGAAACTTTGGTTGTGATTCTTTCGGTTGGGACGGGGACGGTTTAGGCGCTATATTGCGAGACCAAGCAGATAAGCATTTTAACGGTACTAATGTTAATTATTTTATGTATAAAGGCTCAACATCTGCGCATAATCCAGAGTCAGAGTTTAGTAGCGAAAACTCAAATGTTCAAATAGAGTCAGGGCGAAAGGTTAAAGACGTATTTGTTAATAAGAAAGCTCAAAACATAATTGGCATAGCTGAGAGGATATATAAAACCTATGAAGCTGTAGCTCACGGAAAATATCACAATCCTGAAGAATTAATAAGTTTTTGCAGTAAATCAATAAAGACAGACATGTTACAAAAACTTAAAGCTGAAGCATGTAAAACACCACTAAAGCCAAGCACGGGCATACTGTTTTATACTAAATCAGAATTAAGGAAGGGTATATCATTACCAGACGGAAAGCGAATAAAGATACCATCGCCTAACCTATTTGATGCGCTAGCGATTTCTTTCGATGAAGATGCTACAATACATGTACATAAATGGGCAGACACAACAAGTTATCAACCGGTAGGAATAGTTTAAAATGGCAAATATAACAGAAGGCGAGCTTTTAACTGTTATCAACTCTAAACAGGTTGATGCTGAAAATAATAGAAACAGAATACAACAACAAAATGATTTTTTAGAGCGAAGGTATAATGCAGAGTATTATGGAACAGAAGTTCCTGGGCGTTCTCGTTTTGTTTCTAATGATGTGAAGGATGCGGTTGAGTCTGCTCACGACTCATTAGTTAGAATGTTTTTGGGTGCTGGCTCTATTATAAAGTTTACCGCCAAGAATCCAGAAGATAAAGCGCAGCAAGCGGAGGCAGAAGAAAAGACGGCCTTTATTGATTGGTTAATAAGAGGGCAAACAAACTCCTATAAGACACAAAGCTCTTTTTTGACTGAGGTTTTAAAATACAAAGCCGGTGTTCAGAAATACTTTTACGAGGAAACAGAATCCACAGAAGATCATGCTTGGGAAGGGCTGTCTATTATTGAGGTGGTAGAACAACTGCTTGCTATGGGTTTTCAGTTGGCGCTTTCTAAAGATGGTGAAGAGTCAGAATTAATATCATCAGCTAAAAACAAAGAAGGAAAGGTTGTTTCTCATAAAGAGAATGATGATGGAACGTTCGATATAAAGGTAAGAGTTAAAACTCAACGGCAAGAAATCAAATTAATTACTGTTCCTACTGGTTCGTTTTTATTGTCTACGGGTGCTGATAATTTAGATGATGCTGAATTGATTGGCGATGAATCATTCAAGACGCGCGGTGAGTTAGTTGCAGAAGGTCACAAGAAAGAGTTTGTAGCTAAGTTGCCATCATCTTCAATTGACGGCCAATCATTTAGAAATATATCGATTGATAGTACGGGTAATATACCTCAATCAGACTTTAGTGAGTGGGCTAGCCAATTAGTCCCTATCGCTGACTTGTACGTCAAAGTTGATTATAACGGTGATGGCATAGCCGAGCGTCGACATATTCAAAAATCAAATGACTTTATATTATTTAACGAAGCTTTCGATCATGTTCCTTATGCTACCGCATCATCTTTAATTGTTCCTAATCAGGTTATAGGTGAAGGATGGGGTGAGCAAGTTGTAGATATAGCAGAAGTTAATACGGCTATTACTCGCGGTACATTAGATAACATATACGCTGTGAACAATACCAAGAAAGCGGTTAGAGTTGGTAAGAATGGTGTTAATATGGATGAGGTTTTATCTCCTGGTATTGGTGGCGTGGTTCAAGTTTCAGGTGATAGGCCGTTAACCGATATGATTATGCCACTGGTTACTGAGTTTATCGGCGATAAGTCTTTACTGATTAAACAGCATATGGATCAAATGAAGTCACAGCGTGTCGGCGGTCAGTTATCATCGCAGGGTTTAGACGGAGATTCATTAGCAAAAGAAACAGCTACTAGATTCACCGGTATAGAAAAAACAGACCAAGCAAAAGTTGAAAAAATAGCACGTAATATTGTCGAGATGGGATACCGTAAAATATACGAAGGTATTGCATGGCTAGTTGCTCACTATCAAATGGATGAGGTGGAGTTTAATGTTATAGGTAAAGCTTTAAAGGCTAATCCGTCTAACTGGAAATACGACAGCAACGTTGCGACTGAAGTCGGTTTAGGTTCCGGGGATAATCAGAAAGTCGTAGAGAATATGACAGGCATGTGGCAAATATCACAACAGTTAAAAGCTGAAGGTTCACCACTTACTGATGATAAAAAGCGCTATAACATTCTAAATAAAATGTACAAAGCTTTAGATATTAAAGACACTTCGCTTTATATTAACGACCCTGAAGAGCCAGCAGAGCAATTACGCGCTGATAACGAACAGTTAAACGCTATGGCATTACAGCAACAACAAGCTATCGAGGCGTTAACTCAGCAAGTGACGCAATTACAAGCACTGTCAGAGGTTGAGCTAGTTAAAGCTCAATCTAAAGCCGAATCAGATAACAAGAGCGCTGCATTAGGTGTTGCTCAATTACAAGAAGATGCGCGTCAATTTGATATAACAGCAGCACAAAAGGGCGTTAAACAAAATGAAGATACCGCCATTAAGTTAACTGAAATGGAACTTAAGAGCGGTGAAGACATACCGGGAAGTGTGGTTTAAATTGTAAAGCCCTCTTAGTTGAGGGCTAATCCCTATTTAAATACACTCTTAACCACAAAGAATATAAATGTTAACGGAGCTAGACCAACAACAAAAATAAACCCTATAGAAATACCTAGTTGAGTATTTATGTTTGACGGTAACTGCGGAGAGCCTTTAACGCCAACTATATAAATAAACCTAACCAACATCACCACATAACTAATTAATATATATTCAATCATCTTCATATTATTTTTCCTCTAACCCTTTAATTGATAGCATTAAGAATTCATTATCCTTAGCTGTTGCGTGTTTGTGTGTATTCCACCAAGTGAGCTTTCTATTTATAACTAATAGGAACTCATTCACAGTGTAACCCTTCTTTCTTAATTGCCTTGTTGCTTCGTTCATACTGTCTCGCGTAGTTAAGTTATTTGTCTATCGTAGTTCAATAGCTTTGGCTAGTCAAACGGTTAATTATGATTTACTTAAAAATAGTGGTAAAATAAAACCCTACACAATTTGAATAACCTTTAGGACTCAAATGAGAAACGAAACAGAATTAGCGGTCGATATTGATAACGCAAAGCAAGCCGAATCAATTGTTAACCATTCATTGTTTATCGCATCTATGAAAACGTTAAGAGCATTAACTATAGATAAATTTGAAAACCTGGGGTTTGAAGATACAAAGCAAATGCAAGAGTGCAACATTAGATTAAATTTGATTGATGAGTTTGAAATAAACCTATCAACAATTATTCATAGTGGTAATGCAGCACTTAAGTCATTAGAAGAAATTCAAACATTTAACCAGGAAATGAAACGATGAGCGATGAACAAGTACAAACACTAGAAGAAGTAGTAAACGTATTCTATCCATATGATAACGCGGAGCCTCTCGAAGTGCCAACCGACGAAATTATCGAGGATGAATTACCAGCAGAAGAAGAGGTTGACTCTATTGATGATACTGATTTAGACGCTGAAGAGTCAGAAGGCAGCGAAGAAGAAGCTGATGAAGTCGAGGACGTTCAATCTGTTGAAATAGACGGAACTGAGCATAACCTAACCGACATTCAAGAGTGGAAAGAAGCGCATGATAACGTAAAACTCATGCAAGCCGACTGCACTAAAAAGTGGGCTGAAGCAGCAGATTTAAAAAAAGAAGCTGAAGCTCAGTCGACAAAGGCGCAAGAATTGGTTTTAGAGTTAGAGTTAATGGTTGGCGAAGATAAAGAGTTAGATCTCGAATCTTACAAAGACATTGAATCTGATAACTACGACCCTGACGAGTACATTAGATTAAAGGATAAGGCAGATAAGCGAGAAGCCAAATTAAAAGAGCTGAAAGCAAGTCAGCCAGTACAACAAACACCTTTAACCAAAGATGAACTTGTTGCAGAGAGTAATGATTTTTATAGTTACGATCCTGCGTGGCAGAATGAAGGGCAATTAACGGAAGCATTCCAAAAGGATATGGGTGTAGCTGGGGCATACTTGAAGGATTCAGGGTACTCTCAAGCTGAAGTAAATGCTATTAGTCATTCTCACCACTGGAAAACAATTATTGACGCTTCAAAGTTCAATGCACAAAAGAAAAAAGTAACTTCAATTAAAAAGAAGGTACTTAAAACGCCAAAGGCAACAAAGCCAGCGGCACAAACTAAATCTAAGTCCGCAGAAGATATTTTTTACGGCAAATAACGAGAGGCTATTATGGCTACTATTGGAAACGATGTATTAACGCTTACAGATTGGGCTAAGCGTAACGATCCACAGGGTAAAACCCCTATGATTGTTGAAATGTTATCTCAGTCAAACGCGGCACTAGAAGATATGCCGTTCAAAGAAGGTAATTTACCAACTGGTGAACAGGTTACGA